TTCTGTATCCAACTCGAACCTTGGCAGGCTCTAGCTCGTACCGCTATTACAAGCCACTAACCACTCGACAAGTACTCTGCCTCGCCTCATGGTCACCCTCTGACTCCGGAACCCCCGCGCCGGGACTCCGCCCCCTTTCACTACAGGGCCCTTTACACGTAGCGTTTCACTCCGCCACGCAGAAACGGGAGGCAAGCCTCCTAAAGCGCACTACGTCCTTGGTACTAACGGGGCGACTCAAGAAACCCCTTTTCGCATGCCGCTTGTGCACTCCGTCTCCGGGCGCTTAGACCCTGCAGGACATCCATCGTTCCTCACCTCGAAAGAGGTCAGCAGCTAGGCCGCTGACGCTGCTTGCCCTTGCCCTTCCCTTTTCCACCGCCAGATGCGCCCTTTCCTTTGCCCTTACCTTTCGTTTTCGGGGCTTGTGGACAGTTAGCGATCTTGTGCGGGCCACCGCAATGGTGGCACTGCAGATCCGTTCTGGGCTTGGACTCCCCATCCTTCGTGGCCGTACTAGACTTCACGTCCGCCGTCGCCACCCCTACCGTCTTCCCTCCACTTGCCAACTTGGAGGTAGTTGGACCGTCAGAACTGGGGCCATCTTGTTGGTCGGAGAAATCTCCTTTTGAATGGCCCTTGATAGAGCCACGAGTCTCGGAGGAAGAGCTCGTGGTCGCTTTCGCTGTGACGCCGACGTCATCCAATGCGTCGCTAGTCTCCGTGGTCACGGCCAATTCGCGTTTCCCCGGTTCTGCCTCGGGAACTCTCTTGGCCAGGATGCCCACGCCACAGCACGTCAGAAGCTTGGGGCTGATGCCTACGCAGCATGCGATACGCCGCGACAGATCCAATCTTTCGAAGAGAAGCTCGGGCAGGTCGAAATCCATTTCGTCTATAACGAGCTGCCGTGCGCTGTCATCGAATGCTCTCCACTCGCTCTTCAACTCCTTCATCTCCCTTGCATTTGGAAGAGGGGATCCGAAGTGGGTCCACTCGACCATGGAGTATGAGGAGACTTCTGCCTCGGCCAGCTCTTGCTGGGCTTTGAAGAAGAAGTCGGTGAGACTCATCTGCTCCCATTGATCCGCCTCCCAGGAATCTGAGAAGCGCATGACCTCGTCTACGGACGCTTGTTCAACATGGTACCGACCGATCGCGAGCGCGATCCATCTGAAGCCCATGGTGTACTTCGCGCAGATGGCCCTCGTTAGGGCCGTGGTGGCGAACTGCGCGTGCATCCTCGAAGAGATCGTGAAGGGAGAGTCCTCCTCGCAGAGGCGGAATGTCTCGACCGTTGACATAACGAGCCGTTGAAGGTTCTTCGGCATTTTCACCAAATGCACCGTCTTCGGATTCTTACCTGGGGTCACCATTGTGAACCGCGACAGGATCTCAATCCTACCAACGGCGACAATCGGTTCGATGGTCTTTCCGTACTTCTTGTACGCGTCCAAGGCCTCCTGAGCATCCTTGTACATCCGCTTGCGTCCATGCAACGTCTGCACAATGTTGTTGAAGGCCGTGTCATCCCCATCGCCTATGTCGAAGTTCAACGCGGGCTGAGTGTCCGTGTGCCAACGGGCCTCCCAGAAGTCGACTGCAGCCGAGGTCCCGAGCTTGCGAATAATCTCCGCCGTGCGTAGCATGAGCACGAGGAGCCTATTGAAGATCGAGGTACCACGTTCCCCTGAGTAGAGGATGCAGTGCTCCTGAGGCACAGTCACTGCCAGCGTTTTGAAGAACCAGTGAACTTTCTTGAAATCGCTTGGGTCCATGAGGTTCACGTAGGCGTCTCGCGCCGACACGAACATCTGGGAAAGGTCCCTCACGAGTGCAACGATCCATTGTTTCTCCTGCGTGTTCCATGACGAATCCATGGCAGAGAAGTCCACGGAAAACCACTCCATCGTGGGATCCCACTGGATCAAACTCGCCACTTTGGCATCCTGCTCTTCCTGAGTCAGGCCTTTCATCATGAAATTCGGAAAGAGAAAGCAGAACAACTGCTCAAACACGGACACTCGGCTAGCCCAGCGCGCCGCTGCTTCTGGGCCAGGATTTCCAATGCCGCGTGGGAGTTTGTCCTCCGGCAACCCGATCTCCTTGGGCTTCACAAAGCCCCGGAGCCTCAAAGTGCCGTCCTCGGACATGCGCTCTGCAGCGAGGTCTCGCAAACCGTCAGTCCACTTCTTCGGGAGGTTGGCCTCCGGAAAGTACATGGCTTCTTGGAACCGCTTGAGAATGGCAGCCTTCATGATCTCATAGGCCTTGTGCTCTCGGTTGAGAGCGTCCTTCTCTGGTGTGATCTTAGTGCGCGCGGACAAGTGGCGGCTAAGGCAAAGGACCTCATTCTGATGCGAATTGGGGTCCAATGCCGGCGTAACGTCAGCGATACGCGGCCCTGTCCACACGCAGTCACGGCGGTGTTCCTCGAAGTCCGCAAGTGGGTCAGCGGACGCGGGAAGGATTCCTCGCTCAATGTTATTCAAAAGTTCGTCGGTAGTGAAGGCGCGCACAACGACACCATCCCGCAAGGCTCGAGGTTCGGCCTTGCTGATCCTGTTGGGGACGGTGGTCAGATGGGCGGTCTCCTGTGCTCCAATGTCCTGCTCCAATGCTTCTTCGAGGCACTCAAAGACGCGATACCCTCCGGTTGGGAGGCTGCTCTTGGTGCTCACGACATCGCTCGCAATCGTCCGGCCATACACGTTTGTCAGGCGCGTGGCTGGCGGGTCGATCTTGTACGGACTGTAGACCTCTGGAAACTCGAAAGGGGGCGGTGGCTCGTCTCGGCTCGTCGCGAGCCCGGGGGACTCGACGCTGCAGTAGACTCTTGCTTCGCCTGTTGCCGCTGCGATGAGGTGGGCTCCCCAACGATACGCGTCCAGCGCATGGCGGTCTCCCTTCAAGTTTGAAGTCTGGATCATCCGTGTGATGCGAGATTGCAAAGGACATGAGGCAATACCGATCCTCTGGGTCTTCTCCTGCTCCACGCTCACCATGGTACTCTGAATGAAGTTCCAATGGTCTGCGAGAAGCACCATCTCAACGGTACACACTTCGCTCTTGCAGCTGATGCGTGCCAGCATCCTTTCAACGCGCTGCCAGAAACGAGAGCTCAACGACAAGCGATTGAGCCGAAAGTGTAGGAGGTAATATTCTGGATCTGTCAACTCGACGCGCACACGCACCGTCGGGTCTGGCGACTCAACTCGACAGTTAAGCCCAGATCTTCCGAGGTTGCCGATCTCCGCGAGAGCGCGATCGGTCATGCGTGTCACCTTGTCCGTGCCGAATGTCGTCACTGGTGTCGGTGGAGCGTAGCACCTCTGTGCCTCCACGAAGAGTGTGATCGGACGAAATTCGCACGTAGCTTGGGTGTTCGAGTTGGGCACGTCGACGTCTTCGGGCATAGCCAATGTGTCTGGTGAGACGCCCTCGGTCGACATGCTTGGTAGGGGTGCGATGTAGCCTAGCGAGAAACTAAGCTGAGAAAGTGTTGGCGACGAAGTCGCCGTTCGCTGAAAGGAGACGAGGTCTCCTGAAATCCCGTACCTGGCTTCACTTGAGCCAAAATGGCTACGGTCTGCATTAACTCCCAACCTCCTCTCTCGAGGTCGGGCCGTCCCCTACCCCCTGTGTCGAAGGGGGAGCGCTCCAAGCGATAGGCAGTACACGGAGAATCGAACTCCAGGACGGGTGGGACTGTACAAGTCTCCCACTGGGACTCCTTCAACGGCACTCAAGGCCGCATCTGAGAA